CTATAACTTACAGAGGTCTTGAAAAGGTTATCTCTTTCGTTAATAAATTTTGTACTAAAAGTAAATCTTAACTGTCAAGCTAAAAAATTACAAATCATCTCCAAGCTTTTCCATCAGGTCTTTTCTCTTCTGTGCAATATGAGGAGGTATTGGTGAACCTTGTTTAAGATACTCCATTACATCCATATTAACTTCAGCTAGTTGATCCCTAACACCAGCGATTGTTTTAGTTTGCAAATGTCCTATTTCTGGATCATCAGCAAATCTGTTTGCAATATTGCCAAGAGTAATAGCTAATGTTGGCTCATTTAATATACCTGATTGTTTAGCCCATTCGATATGCTCATCTTCCATACCATTATTTCTTAATAAACCCTCAATGCTTTTAGTCATACCATTATAGGATTCACCCCAGGCTTTTTTTAACTCGTCAGTTTTTTGTTGTTCAGCTGCTTCAAAAGCTTCTTTAGTTTCTAAAGTTGTATTAGCTGCTCTTTCTAAATACCAATCAACTAATCCCTCTGCTTGATCTGCACTTGCACCTAATTTAAATATTTCTTTTTTAAAGTCTTCAATAGCAGTTGCATATGAACCAGCAACTTCTTCACCAACTATGTCAGCAAAATCCTGGTTGATACTAAAATCATATCCCTCTACATCTTCAGGTCTACCCATCTTTTTATAAAAAGCATTCCACTCTTCTTCTGTAGCATCTGACTTTGGAATATCACCTTTTTTACCAGCAAAACTTTGTAGCTCTTTAATATACTGACCTACTTCGTTTGCATTTTTGCCTTGTAAGTTTTTCCAAAAACCAGCTCCTTTTACATCTTCATCATCTATTTGTTCTAACATAGAATCAACAAATGCAACTGAACCGGCATCTTGTTCTGTGGTTTCTTCAACAGGTGTTTCTACTACTTCTTCAGTAGACTCTACTACTTCTTCTTCACTCATTAGTGTCCTCCTCTATGGGTTTCATATTTATTTGATTTTTAATTCCTAATATAACATTTCTTAATGCGTTCATCTTTGCTTCTATTACAGGATCATTGTATTCTGTTTGATCTTGCCATTTACAAACACCTATTAGAAACTTCATAACTAATATCGCATTATTGTTTGATGGATCGAAAAGGTCTACAAAAGCTTTTCTAGTTTCTTCTGATAAATCCCTCTCGTTATCCCACTCAAAATCGTAGGTAACTTTATCTATTATGTCCATTATTGTTGTTCTACTCCTAGTTGTTCCATTAATGCAGCTGCACCACTACCTCCCTCAGGGGATTTAGTAGTTTTAGAATATAAGTCGCCCATACTTTGAGCTTCTTTCATCTGGGCCATCTGTTGTGCTTGAGCAGCTTGTGCTTCTCTTTTTTGAGCAACTTCTTCTTGAGAAGCTTGTAAAGATATTGGAACCATATTTACTTCTTGTATAAATCTAGCTGTTTCATCAGGATTTATATTATCAAGTATCTCTGGTTTAAATTGTGCAATTTGCATCATTTGTTGCATAGCAGTCATTGTTCCAAACAATTCTATTTGTCTTGATGCTATAGATGCTTTACCTACTAAATCAAACTCTAGGTCAGCACCAGATAATTCTTCAATATCTAATTCTTTAAACATATTAGCTCGTAACATAATACCAAATGCTCTTTCTAATGCTGGTGTTACAAAATATTTATTTAATCTGTTAACTGCTGGTGATAAAAATTGTAATGATAGATTTAATCTTTCAGCAGATTCAAACGCTGTCATATTTTTTCTATTCATTAATGGATTAAACAATGGTACATAGAAAGCATCTAATATATCTTCTTCTTTTTTCTGAATCATTGCATCATTAACAACAACATTATCTTGGGGCCGTAATTGTTCTGGTTTAGATAATGGATTACCAGCATTCCAATATATAATAGCACCTTGATCATTAGATATACGTCTAACACTACCATCATTAGGAGCTAACCAAGGAGGATTAGATACTCTTTCAGCACCACGAATACGAGATACTTCCATTCTATTTATCATTGGAAGAGTTGCAGCTACTTCTAACGCTGGACTACGGCCATACTTTTCGTAGTTTGTTTTATAAAATCTACCAACAGAGTATGGCATTTCATCATAACCAGATTCCAATACTATCTCTTTGCTTTTTAATTCAATGTATATAGAAGCTACTTTCTTTTTACTTTTGATTTGTTCTGTAGGAGAAGCATTTTCCCTGGGCATTACAATATGAATAAAGGTATATTCTTTTGTAGATGTTTTAGGATCAGTTGATTCTTCTAAAATATTTCCAGGAAGAGATTCTCCAAACTGTTGAACAGCCTGACGAGCTGAAAGTTTAAACTCACGAATAACAGTATCTACTTCTCCCAGATAATTTTCACAAAAATAAAATTGATTTATGTAATGTGATCTCCAGTTTAATACTCTTTTTGATGTTGATTCACAAAATAAAGCTGTTGTTCCTATGTATGCACAATGATCAATACATTGACCCATCTCTTCATAAAAATTAGAATCTTCAATCGCTCTCATAAACTTAGAAGTAGTTGCACTTAATGCTCTAACTACATTATCGCTTTCCATTAACTCACGATTTGAAGTAACTATTCTAATCCAATTTTGTCCCTGAGGAAAAAGATGTGACATCATGCCAGCTGTAAACATACGTCTAGCTTTTATACCAATATCTGTGATTCTTTGTGCATCATCTCGCTGACCTTTTGATTTTCGGTCCTGTATATTATCTTTACTTGGACTACAAAATTCTGCAGCTGCTTGATATAAAGTTTCAAAGTTAGCTCGCTCTGAACTAGTCTTCTCACGTTTATACATTTCAATAAGTGAGTTTACATTCATAAGTTATAATTTCCAGATTGACTACCGAGTTTAGTATTAGAGCTTCCCATTGACTGGCCTTTAGTAACAAATAAAGATTGATTGCCTTGCTTTTCTTTAGTTTGTTTTTTAGTTGCTCGTGCAGCTTGCTCACCCTCTACTACTGTTGCTATAGGTGGTGGAGGTGGAGGTGGTGGCGGTGCTTTAGGTTTTGATCCCATAAATTTTTCTCCGTAATCTTTCTAAATTATAAACTTTTAATTTGCCATCAAATCTTTCAAATACAGCATATTCTAATTCTACTGGCATTAACGCAAATAGGCGTTTTAGGTTGCCTGCGAAATAGTGAACAAAATAACAATCACATCTGTCAAGCTTATTTAATTCTTTTTTACCCAGTAACACATCTTTGTTATGGTAAATTGCCATCACAAATGTTTTATCGTCACTGTATACTATTCCATTTTTTAAATAATAATCAAAAATCTTTTCGAAATCTTTGCCATAATGGTTTTTCGCTTTGTTTATCATTAAACCAATTGTCCTCTGCGTATTTTTCTGAACTACCAACTTGTTTTGGTAGCTTTATATTACTTTCATTAGATAAATATACTTGAACTAAATTTAAATGTTTAGCCATAATCATTGTTCTAAAAGCATCAGCACCATGAGAATGTTTATCATGCACAGGTCTACCAGATGTATTCTCTCGATAGTTTTCTAAATGATTCATTAAATCTTCACACAAAGTAGATATATAAACTTTTTTCATATTACGTCTACATATTTCTATATCTTCTAAAATAGAATTAGTTTTTGGTACACGTCTAAAATCTATACCTACTTCTTTTGCTTTTGTAACTAAATCACCAAACAACATACGCTTAGATACATCGTGTGGTGCATAGTGTCCGCCATATTTGTAATTTTTACTATGAATAACTATACCATAGTCTTCTATTTTTTTACCACTAGACTCATGATAATCAATAATATAAAAATTATCGTTTACTATTTGAGCAAAAATAATTGATGTAGCATCACTAGTACCTAAATCCCAAAAAGTATACACATGATTACTAGAAGTTTCTATAGAATCATATCTGTTTTCTCCTTTCATAATATCTAATTCATGTCCGTAGTATGAATTTTCAACTTGAGATACAGCTTCATTCATATACTCCTGGCGAGCCATAGAGTAAGATATAATTCCAGAGTCTATTTCTTCTTGAATGTTTTTATAAGGTTTTTGATCGTAAGGACTAATTTGTCCCTGTAATTCTTTATTAATGTTAATGTCGTCATTAATCCAAAAGTTAGTTTTTGTATCAGCCAACGTAAGCCATTGCGTAAACCAGTTACTGCGTTCTTTATTATTTTCATATAATCTCCATAAATGATTTCCTCTACCACGAAGTGTTCCATTAAATGTGACAAATGCACTACCCTCTGTTAAGATTGGTGCAAGGAATCCAGATACTTCTTCTTTGTGTAGAGAAAATTCTGATAATACATATCCTGATCCACCTTGTCCTACGAAATTTAAATTGTCTGTACCATCAATCTTTATTCTACTGCCATTAATCAAGTCAAGAAAGAAGTCTGAATTGTTTTTACGAGCTACTATTTGTTCTGGACAAATAAGGTCTACTAGTTTTTTACCACCAGCCCACTCACATATGTTATCCCACAATGCTCTAGCTGCCCAAGCCCTGGTCGGAAATAAATAATAATAGTTACCTGGTGTTTCAATTGCTTTATTTACTAAACACGCAAATGAGGCCACATCTTTACCAGCCCTCCTGGGCCAACTTATCAACGAATACTGTACTCCATTATCAAATGCTTTGAAATATGGAAGTTGATAATCTCTAGGCTGAATTGTGGGTAGTGTTATTTTCATCTATACTATTTGCGAAACACATCATACATAAAGATTTAATTAAAATATCTCCATCAAACTCTTCAAAGATTGGATTATCTTTAGAGTCTACACAACAACACTCTTCACAACTTTTACTTCTCTTCTTTTTCATATTCAAACTCTAATCCACAGTATGGACAATACAATGGGTCGTTTAAAAAACTTTCACATATTACATGAACGAAAAAATAATTTTTACATTTCAAACATATGATATAATCCATATCGGTTATTTCTAGTTTTAGTATTTCATCTGGTCTTAACATTGTAAATCTCAAATTTTTAAAAGTTTATTCATGGTCTAAATACCAAACAAATTTATTTGTTGCAGCCTGATGCCCCCCAATAATTAATGCCCACCCCCTTTTGCTAGGTTTTTGTGCGTTTTTGTTAATGTTTTGCATAGTTATACCTGCCTGTTCAGCTCTCCTGTTAGCTCCTGTCCCTGCACAGCTCCCTGCACAGCTCCCTGCAGCATACCTAACTCGCTGCCTGACTCATGACTATCATTGGTTTCTATTTTGGTATCTCCCTGATGAATTATATTTTGTGTTGCTATTATTATATTTTGGTAAGGCCCCATCACTACCAGAATCTTTACTAGTATCGTTGTTCCAGGAGCAATGTGACCATCCTCAGCTAGAGATCATATGGATCTCTTTTTTTCCGCAAATTATTATGCAAATCAGCAAATGCGAAAGATTGCGGTCGGCTATTATTTCTGACACTCACCACACTCTCCACAGTAGGTCTTCCTGATAATAGTAATGTCTTGGGAATCTTCGCCGAGGTTAGCGAGCTGTCCAAGTTTAGCTGAAGCTTGAGCATTACCTTTGGATGACTCTTCGAATAGATGCTCCAATATGCGTGTGCGTAGGAGGTCTTTGTCTTGTAATATATGAGAGAGGTCTACACCCCCTGATTTTTTTGTCTTGTCTTTCTCTCTCTCTATATATGTTTCTAATCTCTTATGAATGTTTGCGTATGTGTTAGCTAGTGACCATAACTGTTTGTTATCTGATGATTTAATCTCGTTGTATATTTCTTGTTGTGTTTTCATATCAGTAGAGTAATTGATTTGTTTCCTCTGAATAAATGTAAATCTATAAAAAACGGCTTACGAGGATTGCGTATAATCGACTTTCTCTTATGAAGTAATGCTACGGGTCATCTGATATTTGAGGATTTTGTTATTGCTAGAAATATAAAAAAAAAGGACACCATTTCTGATGTCCTCTCTGATACTTTGTTATGGTTAAGTTATAATTAAAACAAACAATACAACTATCAACAGATATAACAAAGTTGCACCGATTGTTTTATCCATTTGTACTCCAAGTTTTATAGCCATTAAAATAACAACAATCATTCTCATTATTTTGTTGAATGATAGTCAACACATCCTCAAACCAATCAATCAATTTAGAGGGCGTATATTCTCTTTCGTATTGTGTGCATCTTTTACGAAGAGTAACACCTTTCATAGCATATGTGCCACTGATTGATTTTTTAGGCGTTTCTAGTCGTCTAGGAGGCAAGCTTGGTAACTGTTCCCTTGAACATCCTACAATATATAATTTAGTAGGTTTAGATGCGACATGACCGAAATCGAATTGGTCAATCTCAATTACGAATCCACCAAAATTATCATAGTCATTAATCAATGGTAATCTGTAATCCGCATCGCCATTATATTTATGCTTGAATAATTTTGACCCATGAGGATGTTCCAAGATACCACCACGTTCACGGATAATATCAATAGACCACAACGCCAATTCTTTCTCGTCTAATCTTGGCTTAGACATATGAGATAACTGACCCCATGCACGACATGGAGGATGACACACAACGGGAAAATTCCCATTGTATGTTTTTGCACCCCTATCAATATCATAACAATCCCAAGACTCCCTTAACTTGTAAGAAGAATCTCTACGAACAAACAACGCCACGAATTTCTTAAACATTATTAACCTCCATTGCTGATTTTTCTTTATGGTTATAACATCTAAGTAATGATGACATTCCATAACCTTGTGAAATGAAATAATCTATATTTCTTTCATTAAGATATTTACCTAAGAATAATATAGTAGAAGAAGAATCGTTTGCACCGATATTCCAAACATCAATATCCTTGGTTGGTGTCCCACCCTCTCCACAATAATTTACTCCGTCTTTCCAATTGTATATTCTGAATACATTTCCAGAATCACAATCTTCAAGAATCCATTCAGCATCGATCTTATAGTCATCCCCCGTAGAGTTAGGAAGACCGAATGCTTCAACAAGTTTCTGATAGCTAATAACAATGTAGCCAATATTACTACCATTGATAACATCAGAAAATTTAACCTCATGTTTCATATTTATACCTCATCTTTCTTTTTAACTTTTTTACTAGCAACTTTTTTCCACGTTCGTTTCTTTTCAACTTCTTCAACGTGAACAACATTACCCTCTACTTTATATCCCATATCAGATAATGCTTGTAGTATCGAATTGCGATACTCAATGTCTTTCTTTGTACTTCTCAATTTATACCTCATCTTTCTTAATTGAATCTATGAATGATTTTTTAAAAACTCGGTAGATAATACTATGATCATCCCACCAATCATCCTTATCTAATTTTGCTAATACTTTTTCTACCTCATCGGCTGTACTTCCGTCATCACCGACAACGATGTCAATAGCCTCTTTGATTATAGGCGTTGTGTACATCATTGTATCTGTGTATTCATCTTCATTTGTCATAATTTTCCTTTCATTAAAAAAACAATCTACCATGACCTGTAAAACTTATCGAGAACATAATAAAAAAAAACTCACCATTTTACTGATGAGTTTCTGCTGCACGTCTGTCCTGTAAAAAATTTGGATCAAAACTTCCACGCAAATTAAGATACCTCCTTGTCAAATTTATCCCATTCAGCTTCTTGTTTAGCACAACAATCACCACAAATCCACCCCTCGATTACGGCGTTATCTAATTCAAGATAACCACTATACCGATTGACAAATCTACCACTACCAAAATGACACATCTGATAACAGATTAAACACTCTTCAATATCATGTACATCTTTGATCAACTCCATTATTTTATCCTTATATTATATGTTATAAACTCACGAATCACGTTATGAATTTTGTTATAACATTCATCGTCTTCATCAGTATTACAATCAGTTTTATATTCTTCTCGAAATATATCCATGATTGTATTAGTTAACTCATCAGTCACTGCATTCAGACAAGACAATCGTTCCCACCAAATATCTTTAACTACTCTAGTCATAGAGTCATCCCAAAACATATTCTTTCTTTCATCAAAAGGATTATCTTTATCAAACCCTACAACGTGTTCAACAACACCCATCTTTGCTGCTTCTTCAGAGGGCAAATTTAATATAGTATCCACTGTTGATTTACCAGTAGTTTCAAAAGTTTGTGAATACTCATTATCCCCATCTCTGATAGTCCATCCTATACGATATGGCATATCATAATTTATCTTTGGCACTGCCATTATATTACCTCCTTTTTAATAATTTTATAATCAGTATTAGCACCCAATTTTTTCTTCATAAGGGTACGTTCAGATAAGTAATCATATACAGAAAACTCGTGACCTAATTTGTTATATGTTTCTTCATCAACAATTACTTCATGTGTTTCTGTTATTTCTTCATATATTTCTATATTGAATTTAACTTTTTTTGTACTCATTTGTTTACCTTTCTCTAATTCAAAAAGGAAAGTATCAAACGACATTTACATTTAAAAGAAAATAAATAACTTTTTTTTCAGGCGAACCTGGTAGATTTTTTAGCTCCCGCTCAGCTCCCTGACAGCTCCGAATTGAACCGGCATCCTCCACGCAAATTGGCAAATAGGCAAATTGGCAAATTAGTTTTTAGCAAATAGGCAAATTTAGGTTTGACATATAAACGCAAATAGTTTTACATATCCCAGGATAAAAACAAACAGATAATTAAGTCTGTTTAAAACGAGGATAATTAATATGCAAAATATTGAAACAACACTACTAGATATTAATCAGGTAGCTGAATACCTGAATGTATCTCCAAGAACTGTAAGACGATTAATGAAAGTTAAAAACCTACCTCATCATAAGGTTGGTCAAAAACTTGTCAGATATAACAAATCACAAATAGATAAGTGGTTAACTAAATACTCAAAAGGAGGTGTAGAATAAAAAGAAAAACAAAAGCTGAAGTTGAAAGAGATAATATGTGGTCTCGCAAGCTAAAGAGTAAACACCAGGATCAATGGCCCATAGTTTTTGCTTTGTTAGATTTAAACGAGCAAGAAAAAATAAAGGTGGCCTGTATTGTTTGGTGGGATTGCTATAAAGCACAAGAAGAGTATGACTGGACCTTTGTTAAATCAAAAGTAAAAGAGTACAAGTTTGATGAGAGTCAAATGAATCACGATAACATTGCAAGTGCATTGTGTCATATTGGTTATCCAAAAGAGATAGCACAACATAGAGCAATAATAAAGAGAGGTAGGTTATAATGGCCCTAGAAATTAGTTACAATGAGAAAGAAGACAAGTATAATATTAGTGGTTTAAATTATTCACCTGAAGAGGCTGAAACCATTGCACGTTTTATTGAATCAAATGAGTTTGATAAGTACGTCAAGAATAACCCAGAGTACTTGAAAGAAATAATACCTAATCCATTAGATGATGATGGTTTCTTACAGTTAAAGGAGAAAAAAAATGATGATAATTAATTTAGCTGGCATTCAAAGTATTGACTACAAGTTTCCTATTGAAAAGGATATGGATGTTGAAGTCTTACATGATGTTGATAACAAGTATCAAAGCAAAGAAGAAAAAGCATTGGTTGTTAAGCACGATAACTTCATAGTTGGTTATCTTCCACGGCCATCTACATTGAAAGAATGGATGGAGGATGCCAGGAAGATTGGCAATCATCAGAAATATGATTACAACAAGGATAGATTTGTAGCTGCCACATATGTTAGAGATCAGATTGAATGTGATTTGTTTCGAAATGATATGCCAGTAACAGGAAAGATATATCGTGTAGGTTATTCTGACCAGGGAGATGTGCAAAGCATCTCTTGTTCATTTGATTATATGTAGAGGAGGAGTTATGCCAAAGTTAAAAAGAAAAGTAATGGTGAAAGCTATTGTCCCATCAAGACAAAGTGTTTCACAAGATTGGGTTGAGGAATTAGGAGATAGAATACAGTATGTTGGACAAGAGTTTATGTCTGTTTCAGAAGCAGCTAGAGCGTTAAAGGTTGGTCGAACACATATACTTGCTAATTTATCTGGTAAAGTACAACACGTCAAAGGCTTCGTATTTAAGAGGTGTTCATGAAAGAAGCCCATGCGTTTATTGTAAGGGATGCGGTGGAGTATGGTTTAGATAAGGCCATACTTCTTCAGCATATTCGTTTTTGGATTAATCAGAATGACGGCAAGAAAACACATACACATGATAATAAAGTATGGATGTATCAATCAGCTTCTGATATGACTAAACATTATCCTTATTGGTCTAGGCAGAAGATTAGTAGACTGCTCAGGGAAATGGAGGATGATGGATTGATTGTATCTGGTAACTTTAATAAGTTAGGTTACGATCAAACTAAATGGTACACTATCCAATGTTCAGAATTAAACAATCGAAGTTTTGAAATTGAGCAACCTATACCATATACTAAACAAGATACTAAAACAGATATATTGTTTGATGAATGTTGGGCTATGTATGGTAAGAAAGGTAACAAGAAAACTGCTATTAGATATTGGAAGAAATATTCTGAAGAAGATAAGTTAAGTATTCAATCAAAGATTATTCCTTATATTAGTAGTAGAGAGTATAAGTATCGTAAAGATTTTCAAGGATGGATTAATCCTATATATAGAATGTGGGAAGACCAAATAGAAGAAAAAGAAAAGAGGATAAGTATATGATGGAAAGTTGGGAAGACCATGAGATTAGAGAGCAAGAGATTCAAGAGAATCTTGAGCGACAAGAGGGTGAGTGGCGAAAGTTAGAGAAAGCTGCTGACCCTAGTTTTTTATCTGGACCAGTGCCAGATGATATTCCCATACGAGTGTATGATGAAAACTGTAAGTGTATTTATGATTCAAGAAAGGATGGCGACTATGAACAATGGAAATCCTCATTGCCTGGAGAGTGAGCGAGGAATACTAGGGTCAATGCTTATTGATCCAGAAAGAGTTATTCCTAAAACTGAATTATCTAATACTGATTTTTATATGGTTAAACACCAGGTGTTATATGAAGCATTAAAAAATATGTATATAAATAATTGCACTATGGATATGATAACTATAAAGAATTATTTAAAAGATAATAAATCATTAGAACAATGTGGTGGAGATGATTACCTTTTAGATTTACAAGATTCTATAGTTGTTTCTAGTCATTCACAAGCATATGCAAAAAGGGTAGAGGAGTTATCTGAATTAAGAAATGAATTAGATATTCTTGAGTCTGGAAAAGATATGGTTTATCAGGGCAAGAGTTGTTCAGATTTTATTATGAGTAGTTTGATTAGAAAGACTACTGATAATCAACAACAATCTATCTACGAATTAGGAGAAGAATGGATAGACAAAGTTGCTTCTGGTAATACAGGTCATTTAAATTGGTGGTGTGCTGAGTGGGATAGTTATCTTACTAAATTAAGTAGTGAGGTTTGTATTATTCATGCACCACGTTCAACTGGTAAGACCGCTTGGTTGCTACAATATATATGTTATTTACATCAACAAGGATTGAAGTGTAGTTTTGCATCTATTGAAATGATTAAACAAGAATTACTACCAAGATTGATAGCACATCTCGGTCAGATTAATACATACAATATGCGTACTAGAGGTTTCATTAAAGAACATGAAAGACAAGCTTCATTGAAAGCTAATGAAAAGCTACGGGACCTTAACTTGAATGTCCGAGATGGTAGTATGAATATATTTCAATTACGTTCCTGGGCTTTGAGTGAAAAAAAGAAAGGAGCAGATGCTATATTTATAGATAATCTTTTGTGTATCAATGATGGTGGTAGAAATTATGTAAACAGAACGGCCATGTATGATTATTTTATACAACAGATTATTGATCTTCGTAATGATATTAAGATACCTATCTTTTTACTCGCTCATCCTAACGCTGATCATGGTGTATCTTATAGTAAGAACATTGAAAACTTGTGTGATATAATTATTTATTTACACAACGTGCCATCAGAGGGTATAGATGTTGAGGGTAAAACAATAATGCCAAGGATGGATATTCCAGGAGATACAGTTTGTTGTAGATTCCAGAAGAATAGACAAGGCAGATCACCATGTGCATTATTATCTTTAGATAAACAAACACAAACATTTAAACATTTAAGTTGGGAGATAGAATAATGAAACAAGATATATTTAATTTTGTTAAAGAAGATTGTGCTATTCTTACAGGAGATTGTTTAAAAACTTTAGCATTATTACCAGGGGATAGTGTTAACTGTTGTGTTACTTCTCCGCCTTACTATAATTTAAGAAACTATGATGATGATAACCAGATTGGTATGGAATCAAGTCCAGAAGAATACATAGATAATCTTGTTAAAGTATTTAGAGAAGTCAAAAGAGTTTTAAGAGATGATGGTACACTGTGGTTAAATCTAGGAGATACATATCGTAGAGATAAAAATTTATTAGGCATCCCCTGGAGAGTTGCCTTTGCATTACAACAAGATGGTTGGTATTTAAGACAAGATATAATATGGCATAAGCCTAATCCAATACCAGAATCTGTAAAAGATAGATGTACTAAAGCACATGAATATATATTTCTATTTAGTAAATCTCCTAAATATTATTATGACTACAAAGCCATTAGAGAAGATAGTGCTAATCCAGAAGAAACGGCCAGGAGAATGAAGCTACCTGTAATGACAGGAAACAAACATGAGTCTGGAGGCTTCTCAAAGAATGGATCAAAGCATACTCCTGGTATAAAACCATTTGATGGTAAGAAGAATAAAAGGTCTGTATGGACAGTGAATGTAAAGTCATACAGAGAAGCCCATTTTGCAACGTATCCTCCTAACTTAATACAACCTTGTATATTAGCTGGTTGTCCTGAGAAAGGTGTCGTGCTTGATCCATTTGCTGGTGCTGGTACGACAGGTTTAGTTGCATTAAGTAATAATAGAAAGGCAATGCTTTGCGAGTTAAATAAAGACTACGTTGAGATAATAAAACGTAGGTTGTTAGATTGACAGTAAAGCATATTTTGTTAAAATTAAATCTTAAATATAAAGGAGAAACATATGAGTCTATCAGAAGAATACATTAAACCTGCTGACACTAATCCAATTAGTGCTTATGCTAGATGGAAAGGTGCTAAGGGTTTATGGGAAATATACTCTAAAGATACTGGACAAACTGTGCTAACACAAAAGCTAGATTTTGTTATACTAGATCAGCTCAATTCTGTTAGAGGTTTTACCAGATCGAAAGGATTATATTCCTGTGCTGAAGTTAAAGATATTCATTCTCAACTTATGAGCGTATATCTAACAGAAAATGGTAAGTCTACTTTATTCAAAGAGGGTCTGTATAATGAGATAAAAGCAGACCTGAAAGAAAAAGGTATTAAGTTTCAAAAAGTTGTTTATGCTATGGCTAATGACAACCATGAAAATTCTACACTAAATAATGGTATTATCAAATTAGAATTGCAAGGTGCAGCTATGTCCGCTTGGTTTGAAACTGGAGCATGGGAGGGCCATAGAATTGAAATGGGTGAAGCTACTCATCAAGATGGTGCTATTAGTTATTACATTCCTAAATTTATAAGCACTAAAGCAACTGACAATATGTTAGAAAAAGCTAAGGGTAAGGATGTAGTACTTCAAGAGTATCTCAAAAAATTCAGAGATAATAAGGAGGAGGAATCTCAAGAAGAGATACCTTTCTAATATGACCAAGAAGAGAAAGCGATCCATTAAGTCTGCTAAACAAGGTGCTTGGGTTGCTTTCTCTAAATATATTCGCTTGCGAGATTCTCTTGCAACAACTAACACCACTGACCAATGCGTTTGTATTACCTGTAAAGAAACTGTACCCACTAAATATGTTCCTGGATTTAACACGTTACAAGCTGGACATTCTATAGCTGGAAGATCAAAGAATATTTTATTTGATGAGGATTTAGTATACGGACAATGTGCTGCCTGTAATTGTATACATGGTGGTAGACTGTCAGAGTTTGCTATTATTATGATAGATAAGTTTGGTAAAGAATGGTTTGAGGAGAAATGTTTTATATCCAGAAAACCATCAGAAACCAGGTGGTCTATTCAAGAGTTAGATGAAATAAAACAAAAGTATAAACAAAAATATGAGGAGTTATTAAATGGATAAATATCAACTTATGTATGCAGTATTTATTATTGTAATGGCATCAGTAGTTTTAGTTGGTTTAATGGAGATGTTAAATGTATAGTCTTAAAAAAGCTAAAGAAATATATAATAGTGTAGTAGATATTGGTATCGCAGAAACTTCCCAGAAATATGGCATATCAGTAGAGTCAGTTAAACGAGCTGTACGAGAGCTAAAGTTAAAACAAAATATGCCAATTCCAATAGAACAATGTGTTGTTACAGGGAACCAAAAAGTCTTATGTATTGGTGATTTACATTGTCCATTTGATCTAGATGAATACTTTGATTTTGTTAAGGATGTCAGAGATGAATATAATCCTACACAAATTGTATTTATTGGTGACGTTATTGATAATAACTATGCTTCATACCACGAAACTGATCCTGATGGTATGGGTGGTGGTGCTGAATTAGAAGAAGCTATACATAGATTAAAAAGATGGTATAAAGAGTTTCCTAATGCTTATGTTACTATCGGGAATCATGACAGATTAATTATGCGTCAATGCAAAACAAATAACATTCCTAGCAAATGGATTAAATCATACAAAGAAGTATTAGGTACACCTGGTTGGGTGTTTACTGATCATGTAGATATAGATAATGTTCAATACATACATGGTGAAGCTGGCACTGCTCGTACTAAATGCAAGGCTGATATGATGAGTACAGTACAAGGACACCTACATACTCAAGCCTATACCGAATGGGTAGTAGGTAGGAAGTTTAAGATATTTGGTATGCAAGTAGGTTGTGGTATTGATTTTGATACTTATGCTATGGCTTATGCTAAAGCTGGTAAAAAACCAGCGGTAGGTTGTGGTGTAATAATTAATGGTAAAGTAGCAATTAACAGGATGATGGAGTTATGATGAAAATAACTATAGAAGATGATGATACAATTGTTGGTATCAAGGATAAACATTGTTGGACATTAGAAGATGCGGTTAGTGTCTTTGAAACTACCCTCAATAAATTCTTTGGTAGTGATGTTGAAGTATCTGTTAAAGCTAAACAAAAAGCTACGATTGAAGTACCTGTACAAGAAGCAGAGGGTATGTAATTAAGCTTGACAAGATATATAACTAAATGTAAATCTATGTCATAACTCGTTCAACCTACATGGTCGGAAGTAGCAGAAAATCTGTGAAGGAACGCTAACATTGGGAGGCCATCAATGGAAGTTATCCTTTATTATCGAGGAGTAGCATACAAGAAAATCCTAAAGAGGTAGTATGCGAATGTGTCCCATTTCGGTGGGACATATTTTTATACCCATTTGCTTACTAGCCTTTCTTTTAATTTCTGCATTATCATACTTATCTACTTCTACTATACATTCTTTTCCTGATTCCTTGTGAACAATACGATACATAGACATAACTCCCTTTTAATTTTAAATATGAATAAGATGTGACTTGAGAGTTTTACTGCTGAGTCACGCAACAGAGAAAGGTATAATGAATACCCTAGATTACTCTCTAACTACTGAGGTAATAAATTTAACTTTTTACTTGGCTACTGCCAAAATAAAATCCTACTAAAGCCAGCATTGTTTGTCTTACTTCTGGTAATAATACATACCCATTAAGTTCTATCCAACCATTGCTTTTAGAAAACATATCTCCAATGAACATATGTAATAATCCGCTACCTTTATTAGCTTCTATAGTAACAGGCTCATTAAAGAAAGCGAGGATAAAAGGTGCAAAAATTACAGCGAACAATGTACAGATGGCTATTACTCGTCTTACAACAGCACCAGCTTGTCCTGTTCTTTTTGCTGCTTTGTCTGCACTTTCATCCGCAGCTGTTTGTTTCTTTAGCATACCCTCAAGCATAGCTGATTGTGATTGTGCCTGGGCAGCTATCAGCTTCATAACAAATCCTGATAAGCTACCACCTAACATGGCTAATAATTCTACGCTCACGCCATACCTTTTTTCTTGGTAAACTTACGTTTCTTTTTACCTTTTAATGCAGTAAAGTCTGACGCTTCAATTTTATTTGGATTACCAGATGCTTTAGCTATCTTCATTTGTTTTGGTGAATACATTTTTCCTGGCATTATTTAGCTCCCTTTTTTTTCTTATCCTTTTTTTTCTTAGTGGTATATTTAGTACCACCTTTTTTCATACCACCACTACCATACATTATGTACCTACTTTCTTTTGTGCTTTTTTATGTGCTTGTGTAAACGTCTTACCAGCTAACATTTCTTTAGTCATCATATCCATATGTTTTTTGCTATGATGCTTTGAATGTTTTTTCATAGTATCTTGTTGACGCTTGGTTAATTTTTTTGTGAATTTTGTTTTCTTTTTCATTACCATTTTACCTTGTTTGCCCAATATGCTGCAGATGACTTACCTTTAGCTATATTCTTTCTATGGCGTGCTTTAAATGACTTAGCTCGTTTAGTCATAGTACGATCTCCTGTCTTACCTTGTTGACCAAATCGAATTGTTTTTGGTTTACCATTAACAACAGTAACCACTACATGAGATTTAGTTGGATGATTAGGTGTACGTTTTGGTTTATCGATACCACTAACTCCAGCTCTTTTAATACTTGCTGTATATTTACCCACTACCTAAACCTCGCTGTTTTCTTTGCTATATACTTTGGTTGTTTACTAAATTGTTTGCCCTGAGCTTTTGCTTTTCTTTTAGCTCTGGTAGTAGCTGCGTATTCAGCACTAGATAAAGACTTGATTGCTTTCTCTGGTAAATATCTTTCTCCTGTTACAGAAGATTTCTTACCAGATTTTGTGGTCCACTTTTGCTTACCCCAATCCTTTAATGATTTTTGTGATTTAGCCAGGGCCATTACTTATAACCTCCTCCAGCTTTCTTATATGCTTTAGCTAAAGCTTGTGCTTTCCTGGCCGACCATTGACCAGCTGCGGTCCCGTGAGAAGCTTGTGCTTTTATACGATTAAAAATTCTTTTTCTCATACTTGGCTTTGTATAGTTACCAGCTTTATTAACTGTTGATTTCTTTTTAGTATACTTAGCCATTACTTACCTAGCTTTGTTTTAATACTTACTACTAAATATATTATAGTTAATACAGATATTACAAATGATAACAATGGATTAATTGCTTGTAAATTCCAACTGCTTATAAAGCCTACTGTTCCTACCAAACTCTTTTCAATACAATCATTCACGACATTTTCCTTTTAGCTATTAATAAACCTGCACCACCTAGTAGTATCAAGCTTATAGCTTGTGCTTCAGGTATAATACTTAATGGCTGATTACTTGTTACTGTAAAATCTACTGTACCTACAACGTATGGATCATAACTAGATATAACTGCTACTAACTGATTATGTATCTGTACATCATCTAAATAAAAATACAATCCCTCAGGACTATTCTCGTTGCTGTCATCATCTTCATCAAACAATGAAAGCTGTACTGACCCACTACCAAACCCAACAAAGGCAGACTCTTCTATTTCATATAAATAAAGGTATGGGTCATTAAAATTAAAGTCAGGGTTACTACTACCTAAATCAGCATTATAGTTATCAAAAGCCAGGGTTGCATAACCATCTGTTTGTATATGAAATATATCATAATAGAATGCTTCCTGGTCTACATAAGTAACATTGTTTTCTGTAAGTGTAGCTTCTAAATCATATACATATAAATCTGCTTCTGATTTCATAGCTGATGCTAAAAATAAAATTATAAATATAAGAACAATCCATATAACTTCTATACGATTCCATAATTTTCTTATTAATTTTTCTTTTATATTCATTTCTTTTTTATCCACTTTATAAGTTTAAATATCTTCCAATGTCTTGGCATAAACATACTCAACGTACATATGAATCCACCTAATCCAATACAGATACCTGTAAGGTGTGGCTTTATATGTTCTATGATTATATCAAAGTGCATTATTCCATGCTCGCTTCTTTTTCATTAAAATCATTTACACCAGGACTTCTTGCTGATCTTACCATAGTTTCTTCAGCTTTTCTTTGCTCATCTGTTTTAGCTCTTTCTTCTCCAACCTTAACACCAAGGAATGTTTTAACTACAGGTATCTCCTGGCCATACTTACTATGTCCCTCAGGTATAGTATCTTGTATCGTACCTGTTTCTACTAGCTCTGTTATCATCGGTGTAGCTTTCTCTACCGCTTGCGTTGTATGGTCGTGCATATGTTCTACTTGAAAGGCCCCAGCACTACCCACAGCTATTAATCCAGATGCACCAAGATTAGCTACCTGTGTTTGTACTTGTGTAACTACAGCTTGTATTCCACTTTGTGTTGCTTGACTTACTACTTCTGTTGTAGCTGTTTCTGTAACTGTAGATTCTACTGCTTCTTTACCACCTTTAGATTTATATATGTCATCATCTTTGCGGTGGTCAAACATACCATCTTCATACAGCACACCTTTGATAGTTACATTTTTACCTTTCTTACTCATGGCAATAAATCTTTTTCTGTTACGATTGTGTTAGGTATATCATCTATAGTTGTAATAAGTTCTAAATCATTATCATCATAAGTATCTTTATAAAGTAAAGAGTAAGAGCCATCACACTCTAATTTTAACTTACCATTTTCTTGAGCGGTAACAGTTACAGTTTTTTCATTGTATATAATATCGTATGTCATAATGCCATTACCCTTAAATCTGTAAATGTTATAGTAGAAGTATCAGGAAATTGAGATGTACCCGAAGTAGTAAAATTTAATCCACTTGCGTCAGTTGATGCTGTAATTCCTGAGGCCTTACTTCCTACTGTTTGGTCAAACGAATGACCTAATATCGAAGAATTTCCCGCAAAACCTAAAGCACCTGTCATTACAGGAGTTACACCACCAAAAGCAATAGTAAATGAAGTAGTGCTTGTTATACCTGTAGTAGCTCTTTTATAACCAACTGCAAACTTATCTCCATCAGATAGAGTATTATCTCCAAATGTAAATACTTTATGGTTTGAACTACTACTAGATGTTAATGTAACTGAATTGGTTGTTCTAGCAGTTTCAGAACAATTACTAGTAGTATTTAAATCTTGTTCTGTTATAATAGTTTTAAATCCTAATTGAGGAACAGGAGCAATACCATTACCACCTGTAGTAACCCAACCTGTTTGTGGTGGTGTACTCGATTTTGCAGGATTAGTATAAGCTACTCCCGCTGTAGAATATATAACCCAAGTATTATCACTGGTTTTTCTTAATAATTTACTTTTAAAAGTATCAAGACCCACCCAAGGATATATCTGCCACCAATAATTATCATAGTATCCTGATAGTCCATGAGCAGAATGTTGTAATTCAAATATACCATTACAGTTTAAACCAACTGCGGGTTGACTACCTGAATGTTGTCTACCCGCATCCATAGACCCTATAAACTTTGGTATATTAAAATGCGTAGTAATATTACCTAATCGTAAATTTAACATTACAACTCTCGTATATTAATTACATTCTCACCACGAATATTAGTATTATCACCAGTCTTAAATGGTCTTGTTGTACCATATGGAGGTATGTAAAATGCACCTGATGTAGAGCTATCTACTGCACTACCAATACTTGAGTCACTTAATAATACATAAGACCCAGTTCCACTAGTGTCACATACTTCTATAATTGTATTTGCACTAATAGATACATTAGTATTAGCATTACCTTTTACAGTCATACCACCGACTTGAATACTTTCCCCTGTGTTAGGGAACTTTTGTGCTTCTATTGACATAATATTATCCTTTTTTTTAAATTAAGTACCAAATGCTATTCCAGTTACTGTAAGCGTACCATCATAAGCGTCTGATCTATTATAAGTAAATCCACTTAATGACGAACTTGATAGTGTGCCTAAAGTATCAGATATATCTATAAATAAAAGTGTATTAGGAAATGCGGTTGCAAATGTATAAACTTGATCACCATCTTCTGTTGACGCTAATGTAAAAAATTTAATAATTAATTTATTTGTTCCTGTTCCTATAGTTATAATTTTAGCATTAGTAAGTGTACCAGTACCACTACCTGTACCTGATCCTGTACCATCTGTAAGAACGCCTCCAATTACTAAATCACTTATTGCTGTTGAAGCAACGTGTTCAGGATTACCTGTACCACTAGTTGTTCTACCAATAAAGGAATTTTGTGCTATCTGTGCCATTGTAGCTAGACTAACTGCATTACCAGCTAACTCTGAAGAACCTACTGCACCATCAGATATTTGTGCTGATCCAACTGCATTACCAGCTATTTTAGAAGCTGTAACTGCATTGTTACCTATCTTAGCTTCTGTTACTGCACTATCTTTTATTTCTGCTGTATCAACAGAATCTGAAGCTAATGCTAATTCACCTGAATTAAATGTAAAATCACTTGTAACATCTACTGATATATTATTAGCAGTAATATCTATACCATTACCACCAGTAACAGCATCACCTGCTACAGATGAAAATGTTTTAGCTTCTATATTTCCTGTGTCATCAAATCCAATAACTTTATTTACCCTAGATGTAGATGATTCAGTAATATTATAAGTAATACTATCAGCATCACTTACAGGAAAACTTAAACTGTTATCTAGTATTTGTTGTTGTTGTTGATTTTGTGCTACTGCTCTATCTAATCCTGTGTTTAATGCAGTAGGATCAATAGCTGATCCATTTTGTAAATCATATTCCTGGGTCATTGCAACTATTCTTTCAATAGTTACTTTATCTCCACTACCATATCCAGCACCACCAATAGTAACAGTACCACCATTTGATGGATCACCACCTGTTTCAACTTTATATTCTGTATTATTTGATGGACTAGAAACTCTACTTAAAGTTACCTCTGCTGTAGCTCCTGATGCTAACGCTGTAACAACAATATCAGCTTCATTAAAAAACTTAATATTAAAGTTATAAACTGTCGTAGGCGAGCTAGGACTAAACTGTAATTTATTGCTTGTATTCGATAAAGACATACTATCTCCTGTTATTTAAATTTCTAATTTTTAGCATTGACAATGTCAAGCTTATTATAATTCTCTTAGCCTTTTCTTTCTCTTTTCTATTCCATATAGAATATCACCACCTAATGGTATATCTCTTAACCATTCAAAATCATGTGGTTTATCTTTAGTTTTATCTAAAACCATATTTTTATACATAGATTCTATTATTCTTGTACCAAAGAACGGAGCTATGTTTACAAATGAATTTACAAATTTATCAACGTCACCAGTTTCTAATAATCTTACTATTTCAAATCCATTGAAAAAAGGATTTATACCCATGATAGCTTTAAAATATTGAGTACCTATACTAGCTTCTTGGATTTCTTCTACCTCATATTCGTCTGGTTCTACTTTAGCTAGCTGTGCTAACTCTTTAATTCCTTTTCTAACTGCTTGTTCAATAATTAATGTAAGAACTATAAACTGTACTGTTCCTTTAAATCCTTGTTTAAGTTGTTCTTCACCTACACTTTTAAGTGCTTCATTATTAGTACGGCCCCCAGCAATCATGTTTTCTGTACCAGATAATAATAAACTTACACCTTGTCTTCCAAATCTATCACACATTTTAAATGCAAAACTTTGTAATACTAATAATGGTCTAGCCCAGGGATTATCAATATAAAATTTTATATGATCAGATGTTGTAATAGGATGAAACTCTGCCATTTCCATATACAATAATAATTTAACATCTTCTGATAATACATTTTTTCTTAAATCATTTATGACTCCTTGAATCCAGGTATCATCCACCCATTTATCTTTTAGTATGTCATATAATTTTTGTGGATCATTATGTGCTAAATTTGTATATTTAATAGTTACTGATTTAACTAAAGATGATTTACCTATAAAGTCAGCACCTCCTAATGGTGCAAACAATCTCTTCGTTAAATCTATTATTCCTTGTTCAAACTTTTTACCAAATTTTATTTTTGCTCCTGGGTTAGACATTCCCTCCTGAAACTCAATATCATATTTTTCAATACCAATTTCTTCTAATCCAAGTTTTAAAGCTTTTCCAGCTCGATCAGTTAATCCTTTTATAACTTTACCAGATTTAGCTACAGCTCCTATTCCATTATATACAGCTGAAATAGCAATATCTGCTAACTGTAATAATATAGTATCAGGTTGTAATATATTTACTGCTGATGTCATTGTTCTATATCTTGTAGCTAATCTTCCAGCTGGCCTATAGTTGATAGCAGATTTTAAAAGTCCTACTAATTCTTTAATTTTTATATATGACTCTGAAGTTGTATCTAAACTAACTATTGGATTACCATCTTTATCAGTAGAAGTTTTTAAAACAGATTTATCTTCTAGTAATTCAATTAAAATATTAATTATATCACTTTCAGTTGCATCATCATTACCATCTCTATCATTTATCTCAAAAACACCATTAGATATTTCTACTGCTTGAGGCCCCTTTCCTAAAAATTGTGATCTTGCTGATATTCTAGCTGCTCTTGAAAAATAATTTTCCATATATGATATAGGATTTCCATAAAACTTAACCATTTCTGGAGTAACTGTTTCTACTGTTCTTCTTTGTAAAAGAGCATCATGTGTTTTAGTATCAGTTAAATATGATCTAATTATATTTTTCTTCTCTCTTGGAGTTAAAATTGCTTTTGGATTACTTTCTCTTTTCTTTTTTAAAGCTTCTCTAAATCTAGATTGTAAAGCATCAGTTGGAGATTTTTCCATGTACTTTACTAGTCCATCATAATCTACAACTTCACGTCTAAAATAATTTATATTAGATGGAAATCCTAATCTTTGTGCAATATCTGCAAAAACTTCTTGTGTTGATGTTATAGCTTCATCACTTATACCAAACTTTTTAAGTGTGGCCCAATCTCCATTTAATGTAGCTGCAATAAATTCAGCTGCTTCTTTTGGTTTTAATGTTTTTTTAATTGTTTTAAATTCTTGTTCAAATGATGCAAAAGCTAATTTAAACTCTCTTAATAATAATTTTTCATTTTGATGAAATCTCATTAATGCTAAAAATGCTTTAGGAGAAATTGCTTTTATTCTAGTTGTTAAATTACTAGGTATTAAGAATCTAAAGAAACCTCTTGCTTTTTCAAACATTTCATTTGTTGGAATACCAAGTGTAGGTCTACTTACAGCATCTTCATATTCATCACCCAATAAATCTATTCTTGTATCAATAACTAACTCATCAGGTTTTTCTTCTGCCATTGTTTTTTGTGGTAAATAACCAGGATCATCAAACTTTTTAATTTCTTGTAAACTTTCTGCAATTTCTTTTTGCATTGTAAGATCTATGTTTTCTTCAAGATTTTTAAGAAGCTTTAATTCTTTTTCACCAAACATAGTTAACTTCATATCAGAATCTACTCTTAAAAATTCTCTTAAAGCGTTAGAGGGACTATCTAAAGCATCCCCTACAGTTGATGCTTCTGTAGGAAAATAATACGGACCATCAATTGTTCCATCATCTTTTACTAAATCTATAGCTATAAAATTATTTATTACACCATCTTTTCTTGTAACCTCAATAATCCTCATGCTTTTTTGTCTTTCATAAGGAGCATCTTTAATTATATCTATTTCTTTTGTATCATAAGTAAATTCTTGTTCTGTTTCTAGTGTTTGATTTTCTCTTAATTCTGTTTCTAATGCCTTAACCATTTGTTTTTTTAATTCTTTTTTCTTTAGCTTTCTCCAATTCTTTGGCATCTTTTTATATGTTCTAGCTATATCTTGTAACTCTTTTAATGTTGGTAGTTTTCCACCAAAAAATTTTCCAGCAAAATGATCTTTTAAATCTTTTATTTCTTTTTGAATTTTTTCTTCTGTGATTGCTTTGTCAAATAAGAAACTTCTATCTTGTTTATCAATTCCTGTTTTTCTTCGAATATCATCTTTTTTAAATTCTACTTTTGCTGGTTTTTTCTTAACAAACGCTTCTTTAAAAGAAACAATACCTTTTCCATATTGTCTAGCACCTTTTGTTAAGTCTTCAGTATTTGCTCCAGGTTCTTTATTTCTTGTAAATAAAATAGCTGAGATTATAAATTCTTTTTCAAAGTCTTGCAGTGTGTTGCCATTATCTTTGTACTGTTTATAAATTGAATTAAATGTAGCTTCATTTAAGTCTTTATTAGCTACATTAAGTAACTCATTAATTTTTAATTGTCTTAACTTATTTCTTTGTTTTTCTGTACCAACTTCGTCAAAGATTCTATCTGTTCTAGCTGTTGTTCTTAGAATATCTTGTTCTAAAGGAATACCTTGAAAATTAGATTGTTCAAGAAAAGCATTATAGATTGCATCTCTACTTGTTCTTGCTTCTGTTGGAATTTTTATACCCAACTCTTTTGCTTTTCTTAAAAGTTTAGGAATAGTATAAACTTGCTTACCTTTTATTTTACTATCAAAATTTCTTAATACTGAAATTATTGCATTCCTGTGATTATTAAACTGTTGTATAGTATTAAAATCAGAAAGGTATTGTTGATAAGCATTATCTGTTGGTCTTCCTGGCATTTTAGTAGCCATTTCTCCAAGATTTCCTAAATCTAAAATTACATCAACAGTTTCATCTAATAAAGTAGTTTTTCCTAATTTGCCATATCCAAATATTTTTCTAACAAGAGCTTTAAATTCATTCCATAATGTTTGAGTTTTACTTTGTGGCATTACAATAGATGACATTTCTGCTTGAAATGCAGGGTCCATGAAAGCTTCTGTTACAAACTCAACCATAAAAGCCCCACCATAACTTAACAATCTATCACCATCATAAGTACCTTTTCTATAATGCTGTGATAGTGTAGCCATTCTATTACCAAATCTTTGTACAAAAATATCTTGTCCAGTTTCGTTTAAATATATTTCAATTAATCTTGCTAGTTGAGCCATTTCATTATCTGCATTAGACATATCTTTAAAATATTGTCTTAAATTATCTAAAGTAAAACCATCATCTTTGGTATAATCTTGTGCTTTTGAAATAATTCCTTTATTAACAGCGTTTCTTTCAAGAGCGTACATAGCTCGTAAAGTAATTCCATGTATCATTTCATGTAGTAAAGTTTCTAAAGTTGGAGTATTTGTTAACAATAATATGTTTCGTTCAGGATTAAAAGAACCAGCTACTCTTGAATCAGATGATTTATAAACTATTTTTACTTCATTAAATATACTAGGAAATGTTCTTTGTAATGCTTTTATTGTTTTCTTTAATGTTTTTGTTTTTGCAGTATTCATTGGTGTGTTATCTAACATATCATCTATAACATCGTTAAACATACCTACTTCACTTTTACCTGATTTTGTTTCTCCTTTATTTTTACCTTTAGTAGAAATATGACCGCCTTTTACTTTGTTCATATTTATTCCAGTATCTTTTGATCTAGTACGAGCAAGATCGTGAGTACCAGAAGTCCTTACTACACCTTTAGGTAATGGCTCATCTATAAGTAATTGAGGATCATAAACATGATAATCTAATACAGCTGTTCCTTTTTGATTTATATCAAAATGAAATACATCTTTATTTGATAGCCTTTGCATTTTAAGTAACTCTTCAACAAATTTTGCATCATCTAAATTAGTTAAATCTTCTCTTTCGATAGTGTTTATAACATCACCATTTTCATCATATTCTATTGCTATATGTTTTCCATCGTTATAACCAAAAACAATTTTGTTAGTTAAGTTTTCTTTAACAGATTCGTTAACACTATTTATAGATTCAGTTAAGGCCCCTACAGTTTTTTTATTAGGATTTTTTGCTACATCAGCTCTAGCTTTTGCAAACTTATTATTAACACCAGCTAGAGTATTTACAGCTCCAGAAATACCTACATCTAAAACTGCTCCTAATGTAGCTGCTTCTGCTAATCCCTCAGTTAGTAATGTACCCTCTCCCCATAGTTTGTGATTTAAATTACTACCAAACTGAGCAAGAGTTTCTGATCCAGCACCTGTAGCTGCAGCTTTACCTACATTTTTAAGAAATGTAAGTCCACCTCTAGTAATTTGCTTTTTAACTAAAGGTTTTAATATTACATCTAATTCAAACTTTTCACTTAATGCTTCTACTGCTCCATCTATAACAGGCATAAATGCTGCTTTATATATTTGATTAACATCGCCATCATCACTAGCTGATGCTGCACCTGATGCACTAATACCCATATATAATGCACCAATTCTTTTAGAAGCTTTAAAAGAAGCATCTCTAATTTCTTGTTTAGCTAATAATTTTTCAGCTGTAGTTTTTACTTTTTCATCTATTTCTTTACCTATTGCTTTTTTAATTTTTTTTCCACCAACTGCTTTTGCACCACTAAGACCAGCACCAACATAATTACCTGTAAAAAAAGATAGTGCTGTAACACCAAGTTGAATTAATATTCTTGGTGCTTCAAATGCAATACCAGCCATCATCCATTTACCAAAGTCTTGCATCTCTTGAATAGTCGCTGTTCCTGTGGCCATTCTTTTATATGTTAATTCTACATCTACATCAGGTGTCCATTTAGATCGTATTTCACTTTGTTCTTGTGCAAGCTGTTGTCCTAGTTTATTTAGTCTTTCATATCTTTCTATAGCATTATCTAAACCCTCTGCATCACCTATATTAAGTGTATCTCTACCAATAATATCAATTGCTGAAAGTATTTCTTGTCCTCCTGTTACTTCCATTTTTACTTGTTCATCAATATTTTTAAAAGATTCTGTCCATAAACCCCAAAACCATTCTAATCCACTAGCATCATTTTCATAATAAAGACTATCCATAACATCTGGTGAATAATCTTCATCTGGATCATATGTGTTATTAATTTGATTTGTTAAAACTACACTAGTAGTAGTATCAATTACATCTTGATCCGTTAAATAAGAAGATTCTAACTCAGAATCACCAGAACTATTATTTTTATAATAAGCATTTATTTCACCAAAAGGTGGAGTTTTTAATGGCCCTGGTTTAGTTACAATTGAGTTAGATGAATTAACACCTTTCCAGGTATAGTTATCTCCATATTCATACTTTGCTCTTGCTTCTAATAAATAATCATCATGGTCAACTTGATACTTAGCATTATAATATGCTCTAGCTTGTTCTCTTTCTCTATCATCATCAGTAGTAGATTCAAGTATAATTGAAGATTTATCTGGTCCAGATACTGAAAGAGGATCATTCTTCATAACATTAGCAGAGTTATTAGTAATAGATGGTAAAAAAGAAGTAAACTTTCCTGGATTATTTGCTATAGCTTCAGTAGCTATTGTAACATCATCTTGACTTCGTAAGTGTGGATATTGAGCTTTTAATGAACGAGCTATATTTGTGTATGCTTGTAATGAACTCATATTATTCTTCTTCTATTTGTTGTTTATACTTATTGCCAAACATTCCTTTTCGAGCCATAGCTGTAAAATCACCTATATTAACACCAAGTGCTTTTGCATATACTTGTCCATATAAATTACCTTGAGCTATTTTTGTATAACCATCTCTTAGCTTTCTAAATATTGGCATTAATCCAGTTATTTGTCTTCGCCCTTTTTCAAATCCAATTACTGGATAGTATGTCATTGGAATTGGTTGATCTATTGTCCAAGCATCTGGGTCAAAATCATCTGGTTCTACAGGAATAAAGGTTACTTTTGAAAGCTCAGCTTCTTGAACTTTTCTTATATCACTCGCTATTTTTCCTGTATCTTTACTTAAATCATCACCATCATATATATCATTTTCATAATCATATACTTTATTTTCAAATTGTTTATAAACTATAGTTTCATCTGTTTTAGGATGACTTATCATTTCATGCCTTTTTATTTTTTCTTCTATAAATGTTTCTGGAAGACCAAAGGTTGTCATTAATTTTCTACTTTGTGGAGTATGAACTAAATCTCCATGAACAGTTTTTGTTGTTATCCCTGATCCCTCGCTTTTCATTTCTCTTTGCATAAAATTAATAACAGCTAATGCTCTATCATCTTCCATTTCTTTTCTTTTTTCAAATGCTAATGCAGCATCTCTATAAGGTTTACTCTTTTTACCACCACGTTCAGTTATTCTAATATCATTTAATACAGCTTCTACTTCTGTATAACCTTTATCAAACATTACTAATCCATCAATAACAGTAGCTCCTGGGCCATACATTGCTTCAGCATTGTCTACTGACATATTACTTCCTACAAATCCAACATCATCTTCAGTTAAGAAATCTTCACCACTAGTATTTATAGGTATATCAACTAAAACTACACCTGTTCCTAAATTACTCCAATTCACAGCTTTACCTTGTCCTGGTATAACAAAATCATCACCTGAAACAATGTCATCTAAATCTTGGCTTTCGTTTATAAATGTAGGGGCCTCATCTCGTTCTACAAATTTATATGGAGATACAGTTTTTCTCATACCAGGTGTTCCATATATATCCTGGAATGTTAATGTCCTATAATCATTTTCAATTATTTTATTTGCATCTTCTGTAAATTCTTCTTTCATAAATTCTTGAAAAGTAATATCTCTATTACCTTGATGCCACGCTTGAAATTTTTTTAATTTATTAGTAATAAATATAGCTTCTTGTTTATCATCTTGAATCATATTTTGTTTTTCAAATAAAGCTACATAACTACCTATTTGCCTCCAAAAGGTTGCTGTTTCACTATCAAGTTGTATTTTATTACCTTTTCCATCATATATCATTTTATACATACCATTAGAATCTCTTTCACCTAACTCTCTAGAGAAATCAGAAAATACAAACCACATTAATTCTCTAGTCATAGGGTCTTTTACTTTACCAATAGCTGTATAAACGTCTTTTAAACCAACATTTCCACCATTAATAAGTGTGGTTATTCTTTCATAAGCTGTGCCAACAGCATCATCTTCAGTAACTTTTGGATCAGCCCTAAGACCAATTTCACCAAGCGTCATTGATATAAAACTATTTTTTAAATATTCTGGCATATCTGCTGTTCTTCTAGTTAGTTCTTCAGCAACAAACATTTTGTTTTGAAAATTACCCTTTTTAATATCTAAAGCTGTTGCAGAGTATATCCTATTATATTCCGTAACAATTTCATCTGTTGCTATAGTTTCTTGTGCTAACAATAAATTATTTAATTCCATAGAATGTTTACCCATTAAAGGTGCATCTTCTCCACCCTCACTTAATCTATTTATTTGACCTCTAATTTTATTTAAAACTTGTATTCTTTCATCACCTTTTAATAAATTACCAGCTACATCTTTTTGATATTGTCTAATTGATTTTTCAATAGTTTGATATAAAACTAAACTTTCAACTTGTTCAGCGTCACCAGGATCACTTATTTGTTTTAAGAAATCTATATTTGATTGTTGATTAAGACTTAATTCTTCCAAAGTAGCTTTATCTGCATCAGACATTACAGCAGTTGAATCATCACCATATTGATCTTGTAGATCTAAAATCTTTCTAGTATCAGAAATAATAGATTGTTCTAAATCAAACTTCTTTTGAGATACATCTCTTTTAAATTCTACCTGATCTCTTTTTACATCAATTTGTGAGAAAATTTTATTTTTTGTAGAATTAATATAATTTAATTCATCTCTAGTATATTTTTGTTCTGATAACCAGTTTTCATATTCTTGTTTAGCTGGTGTAATAACTACTGATTCTATGTCTTCAAATGGTACTCTATTTTCAGTTATAGTACCATCAGGGTTTGTAGTAGGAGCATATTGTCCTTTTCCTAATAAAGCATCTTGTTGTTGTCTTTCTAAATTTACCTGAAACTCATCTGTTTCTTTATCAAAAGCAACTCTTCTTGCTCTTGAATCTAATTCATTTTTTGTTTTAAGAACTTGTTGAATTGATGATCCAACCTTTTCTGCTGCTTGAGATAGTGCTTGTCCTGGTAGTCCAGCTGTTCTAAGACTACCCTCTACACCTCCAGATTCACCTGATGGTTTTACTTGTTGATTATATTTTTTAAGTTGTATGGCCATAATTATTTCCTAAGCTATGTTAGGTGCGTTACCTAAATTAATATCTCCTTCAAAACCACCTGTTCCTCCTCCAGGAGATTGTAGTTTATATGCTTGTGATAAATTATAAGCTGTTCCTACACCTTGTAAGAACGTACCAGCTGCTCCTATTCTAGATGTATATCTAGCTACTCTTCCCTCATAAATAGATTGTTGGGCTTTTGATTCTCCACCTAACTGTGCAATATCAGACTGACGTTTTAATTCTAATTGATCTAAACTCATTTTTGCAGCTTCATCGGCTAATGCTAATAAATCTCCACCCTCTAACATACCACCTGTAGCACCTACTGCCATTTGTTGGCTACCTCTTAATTCTCTTTGATCTCTAGCAAGTCTTCTACCTCTTTCAGCAATAGCCATTGATTCAGCATCTGCTTGTTGTCTAGCTACTTTAGCATTATATTTAGCCATTGCATCTTGTGCTTTACCAGATTGATATTGACCATAAGCTGATATACCAGCTCCAGCTATAGCTACTCCAGCTGCTATTGTTGTTAATGCTGCCATTATATAATCCTCATCATGTTTACCATATCTCGATCTGTTGCTTTAAAATTATGTTTACCATATAACTTAACTAAACTTTTTTTATTAACAGAGGTCATTAAAAATTTAAGCTTTAGTATTTTTGATAATACAGCTGCTTCCTCTACTAATAGTTTTACAGTTTTTAAACTTTCTTTATTTGTATTTTGAGGATTAGTTACCATCCATTCCATCCATCCAATCGGAGAAGATTGATCAGCATACACCCATACACCACCAAAAATATAGTCATCATCATTATTAACGCAAACAACTCCTGTAATGGGGAGTATGACTTCTGGAACAGCTTCCCAATCATGTCCTTTCCAATAAGAAACAAATTTATGATAGTCTTCATCTTTATATCCTCTACAATACATTTAAGCTCCCTCCGCATCTACCCATAATGCTAAGCTGATTACAGTCATAGGATAAGGTAAATCTTGTTTTACTTCAAGTATTTTTTCGTTTGTCCAATCATTACGAATAAAGAATTTAAACTGACCTGTTTCTACATTTATTGGTTGGCCTGTTATGTCGCTTGTATTTAATACAGGTAAATTACTAAGTTGTTTATTAAACTCTCCTACCTTTGCTCCCTTTGTATTTCTAAATCTTAATATTGCTTTAGTTAAACCTTTAACTCTAGAGTTAGGTAATCGTTGAGCTAAAGTAGGTTCTATAGGTAAGGTCCTCATAATGCTATCATATTTTAAACCAGCTATAATAGTAGTTGATTGTTTATCTATAGTAATACTACCACCAGATACAGTTTGTTCAGAATGAAAGTTACCATCTGCTATTACTTGTACTGTTTTACCCTCTAGATGATTTAATCCACTAACAGAAGTAATATTGCTTCCTGTAGCTGAAACACCACTATCTACAAACCAATCTAAATCTCTTACAGGTTTAAATTTTTCTACACAATGAATAGGAGAATCAGTTGTACCACGATTAACACATAACCATATAGAATCATCAGATGTACCAGATACAGCTGCACCACTTACAATATCACCATTAGTTGTTAATCTAGACCATCCAATAACTTCCTGGTTTCTTTCATATAATAATGAAGCTATATCTCCATCATTCTTAACACACCAGAATACTTGATTTGGTTGTTTTTGTAAAAATGTTTCAACTACACCAGTATTATCTGATCCCTCTAATATAACATCACTTAATATATTTAAATCATTTGACTGAAAAGATGCTGTTTGTGAATTAAATATTAACTCTCTTATTTTAAAATTATCCTTTTGTGTATATAAAACAGCATTACCAGCAAGAAAACCTTGCATAGTAGATGATCCAAAAGCATTTTCTGGAATAGTTTTTATATTAGTTGATGTTACTATTTCATCTGTTGTACTAGCTGGTGATACATTTATTATTGATCCTGATGTACCAGCAAATAAATTTTCTTTTGATTCTAAAAATCTTGTAGCTTCTGGAGAGTTAGGTACTCTTTTAATTGCAAGGTCACCAAAGCTACCTTGTAAATTGTTAAAGAAATCACCAGACACACTACCATAAATTGTACCAGGTTCTGCTGATGTACCTGAAAAAAATAATCTATTTTGAAAAAATGCTGATGTCCTGGGAAAACCATTATCAACACTAAACGCACTTAATGACCAATCTTTAGTAGCATCTGTACTAATTATTTTACTAACTATTGTACCAGTAACTACAGTTGCAGAAGTAAATCCTGTTACTTTCATAATACCCTCAGAATAAATAGATTCTGCTGATATTTGATAATCCATACCTCCAGAGCTATCTACTTCAGAAATAGAACTATAATCAATTCTAATTAAAGTTGTAGGCCCCTCTGTCAAAGGTGAATTAAATATAAAGTTTTTATTTGCTGTACCAGTAGTATCAAACTCTGCAAACACATCAAAACTTGCACCATTATCTATAGACCTCATAACTTTTACAACACCTGTCCAGCTAGAAGATGTTTCAAATTTCCAATCAGAAAAAGATACATCAAGTGCAGTTTCTGATGTAGTACTTCCTGTTTCGTTTTCTCCTGTAACACGTTTAGTTGCACCCTCTCTAGGATGACGTACTTTAATAAAAGTTTCTTTTCCTGAATCATCCATTGTATTTGTAAATAAATCAGCACTAGCGGTAAGAGTTGCACTACCACCTACAGTTAATGTTCCTGATGGTGTTATTGTTGTAGATGTAGTATTCTCATCAAGAAAAGGAGGATAGATAAAATCTATTGGTGATATAGCGAATTCATTAGCAGTAGAAGTCCTTTGTAATTGTTGTGGAGGATGATTAGGATGTGTAAGAATTAATGTATCAAATCTTGATATAAATTGTATATCTCTAATCTCTGCTTGAAGATATGGTACTGTACCACTAACAGCATAACTTGTACCAGCAGAATCAAATACTCTAGCATAAGCATTACCAATTTCTACTACATAAACTACATCAGTAGAAAATTCAAAAGGTATTAATCTAGCAGCTGCACTACCATTGCCGTTATTTGTTTTAGCTATAAATTGCGTTCCTGGTCTTCTTTCTATTCCTCCCTGAGGAAGTATAGTAAAGTTTTCTAAATGACTAACACCTTTTTTATATATTTGTAAATCTGTACGGCCATCCATATTAGGAGATAGCTCGCCAGAATTAAAAGCTGTTGTATAAGCTATAGCCATTAAAACCTCGGTGTATCTTCATATCTTGATAAAAGCATTTCGCTTTCTGGTTGATTATAATCACTACTTTCAAAAGTATCTATACTTCTTGCGTATGGTAGGACTACTTGTTCTAATTCTTTTAATATAGAGTTTTCTATCTTATCATCAAGTTGCATTGGATATGCTAACTTTAAAGCTAGTTTTAGTATTACTACTTGAGCAGCTAAAGAATCTAAATGTGTAATATCTGCTGGAACAGCTGCATATTTAATAAAAATCTTTTCTGATTCACACAGAATATTTTTACCCTCAACAACATATTTTAATCTATCATTATAACCATTGTCATTATCAAATACATCTATAACTCTAACACAATCATTAGGTAATAAGAATGCAAACTTATATTCAAAGGTTGGTGCATCACTTAACTTAACAGGTATAGCTCTTTTTTTACAGGAATTAAAAGGATATACTCTAATTGATTCTTCTAATGCTTGATCAAAGAATACATTACATAAAGATGCACTTCGTATATGTGCGTCTGTTGAACTAGTTGATGTATCTAGTGAAGCAATCATATCAGCTCCTACTTTTAAAAGTGCTTGATTGCAAATATCTATTTTTGTAAGGGCCATATTTCTCCTGATAAAAGGTAGGACTTATACTAAACGAGAAGGATGTTTAGATGCCTACTGAATTACTTGTTATACAGCAACATAGTAAAAGATTTGACCAGTAAGATTAACTGATCCAGATACTGTGTTTGATCCACTTGCTACAAGAGTAACAAGACCTATTCCTGTAGCAGCTACAGGTGCTTGATCCCACCCTGAATGTACTTGAACAGCACCAGAGTTTATAGCACCCATACCACCAGCTTGTCCGATTTGTACGCCATCAATTTTAAAATTGACTCTTGTACTACTATCGCTACCTAAAGCTGCACTAGTTTGTAAAGTTGCATTAAGAACAACTGCACCTTGTGGTAATACTGTTAATTGGAATGTGTCTTGAGCAGCAGAAGCTGAAGTAACATCAAACTTTGCAGTTTTAATTTCAACTGCATTAGTGTTTGAATCAAACAACTTTTGCGTACCATCTTTAGCACTTGAAGCAGTAATGGTATCTACACCTGTTGCACCAGCTGTTCCACCATACACTTCAATAATCTGTGTTGAATTTTGATTTCCCATCTAATTATTCTCCTTATACGCCAGCTGCGTCATTACCTGATTCTTTAACACCGATTTGAACAACTTTCTTTTCTTCCATACGAACAGCACCTGTTCTCATGCAAGAGTAAGCATAGTAGTTAAATCTCTTATCGTCACGCTTGCTAATCTCTGTCATAATTTGAGGATTAACAACTTGACGCACGGCAGAACGAGTATATGCAACACAAGCTCTCTTACCAGCAGTAGTTGATCCACCACTTGCTGCAACAGGAAGATCGTCAGATGCTCCCCAAGAAAGGTTTGCTATATGGTTTGTTCCGTCAGCATCATTTGCATCATTTACAAATGGAAGCTGATTAGACTTGATGATTTCGAATCCAAAGAATGTATTCATATCACCACTAACTAAAGACTTAATATTATTGAAGTCAATAGAAGCAACAGTTGTGTTAGTCAATAAGTCTTGTAAAGCTTTAGGACTAACAGCAAGATATGGTTTGTTTAATGGATCATTTAAATCAACTCCATTAGATTCCATAATCTCTCTTGCTTGTGCAATTTTATCAATAGTTAAGCCAGTATTGTTGTGAGCAATCTTATTAGCAGCAGCTAAATCAGCAGTACCAGCACCTGTTTTACCAGTTTGTGCAGTACCGAATAATCCTTTTAAGAACTCAATGTCATACTTACGCATAAGTGCAGTTACTTGTTGCTGAACATATTCTGATTCAGGATTTACAAGCATTTGAACTTTATCGAACTTATCTAACATTAATCCAACGTCATACGCAGTAGCTGTAACTCTACGTCTGTCGTGAGATATGTCATTTTCAGGAGAATCAGCATAGCGAGAAGTAACCTCGTCAGCAATAACTGATCCTAACTGATCGTAATATTTTTCTTCACCCTCAATAGACTCTTCAAGGTGAGTGCCTTTAAATTTACCACCGATTGTTTGAGTAAGTAAATCTAGAGTAGCACCATACTGCTTTACGAATGCAGTTGTTATACTAGTTGAAGCCATTTTATATCTCCTTTTTTAATAATTGGCTAATTAATTTACACGACTAATCGGCTCTGATTATCTCCAAAAGGAGGTCTTGCCTGCCAGTTTACGTCTGGTTTGACGATAACTTACAGAGGTCTTGAAAAGGTTATCTCTTTCGTTAATAAATTTTGTACTAAAAGTAAATCTTAACTGTCAAGCTAAAAAATTACAAATCATCT